GAAAGGCATGGACTTTGCCGCACAGGCCGAGGCCATCCGGGCGCTGACCGAAAAATACACTGTCGACTATATCGGCATCGATGCGACCGGCATCGGCCAGGGTGTTTACCAGCTCGTGCGCTCATTCTTCCCCGCGGCGCGCGCCATCCGCTACACGCCGGAAATGAAAACCGCAATGGTGCTGAAAGCGAAAGACACCATCAGGCGCGGGTGTCTGGAATATGACGCCGGTGCGACCGACATCACGCAGTCATTTATGGCTATCCGCAAAACCATGACCAGCAGCGGCCGCAGCGCGACCTATGAAGCCAGCCGCAGCGAGGAAGCCAGCCACGCGGATATCGCGTGGGCGACCATGCACGCCCTGTTAAACGAGCCGCTTTCCGCCGGAAGCGGTATGCAATCAACCTCCATTCTGGATATTAACTAAGATGAAAAAACGCCAAAACAAACAGCCAAAACAGACCAGCATGACCGCCAGCGCGCCACAGAAAATGGAGGCGTTCACCTTTGGTGAGCCGTCACCCGTTCTGGATCGCCGCGACATCCTCGACTATGTCGAGTGCATCAATAACGGCAAATGGTACGAGCCGCCGGTCAATTTCTCGGGACTGGCAAAAAGCCTGCGCGCCGCCGTACACCACAGCTCCCCGATTTACGTCAAGCGCAACATACTGACCAGCACCTTTATCCCGCACCCGTTGCTGTCCCGTCAGGACTTCAGCCGCCTTGTGCTTGATTATCTGGTGTTTGCAAACGGCTATCTTGAAAAGCGCATGAGCGTGACCGGCCAGCTCTTTAAACTGGAAACCTCCCCGGCCAAATACACCCGCCGTGGTGTCGAGGATGGCGTTTACTGGTACGTGTCGGACTATACGCACCCGCACCAGTTCGCCCCCGGTTCGGTGTTTCACCTGCTTGAGCCTGATATCAATCAGGAGCTCTACGGGATGCCGGAATACCTTAGCGCGCTCAATTCCGCCTGGCTGAATGAATCCGCCACGCTGTTTCGCCGCAAGTATTACCAGAACGGCGCGCACGCGGGTTACATCATGTACGTGACCGACGCGGCGCAGAGCAGCACCGACGTTGAGGCGCTGCGCTCCGCGATGCGCGACTCGAAAGGGCTCGGGAATTTCAAAAACCTGTTTTTCTACGCCCCGAACGGGAAACCGGACGGCATCAAGATTGTGCCGCTGAGTGAAGTCGCCACGAAGGATGATTTTTTTAACATCAAGAAGGTGAGCGCCGCTGACCTGCTCGATGCGCACCGCGTGCCGTTCCAGCTCATGGGCGGCAAGCCTGAAAATATCGGCTCGATGGGCGATATCGAGAAGGTGGCGCGGGTATTTGTGCGTAACGAGCTGACGCCGCTGCAGGAGCGTTTCAAAGAGATAAACGACTGGCTCGGAATGGAGGTGATCCGCTTTAAGGATTACAACATCGAGACCGAGTAAACCCGCATAAAATGCCGCCTCCGGGCGGCACATCCTCAGAGCTCACCAGACGCCGCACACGCCACGCAACCCCGCCACCGCCCACGATTCGACCTCATCACTCAGCGCGCCACCACGACGCGCACAGACGCGCAAAATAAATCCTGTCACCACGTCTGGCGCGCAGTGCTATCCCCGCCTCGCCTGCGCGCTTAACGGGTCGCTTTTGATGCAGGTGCAAGATTAGCCCCGGGCCACGCCAGGTCTGGCACTGGCTCGTAAAAAACTAACTAAAAAACTGATGCAAATAGATGCACCTGATAGATGCTTAGCTAAAACTAAGCTTCGCTATCACTTCACTTGCCACTTTTGAAGCTCTCAATCATCTTTTTCACATCCTCAGCAAGCTCAACGGGTACATTCATTGTCCGAAAGTTACTATATTCTTTTTGAGCTTCATACACACCTTGATAATTGAGAACGCACTCTTTAAGTATTTCAAAAAGAGACTCAACAGGATCGCCTCCGTGGCAATCTACAAATTTTAGATATTTCTCATGTGCCGATAAAGTGGAAATATCGCCATGAACAAACTTGCATCTAAGCTCGTAGATTATTTCTATTTTAGATCTCACATCAAAAATGTTTATCGCATCTCGACAGACACCACCAATAATCGATGCTTTGTTACCTGCATTATTACCATACATTGCATCAAGAGCTATAAATTGATTTAAAAACCTCTCACGACGGTCACTCCCCCAACCATGAGCAATGAACGAAAGAGCAGATAAAACACGTTTATCAGATCTTGATAATATTTGCACCAACCGTTCACAAACCAAATCATCAATATTTAAAATTAACAATGATGGAATGTTTACACGAAAATTAGAAATATGATACTTACTTTCAGAGAAACTCTCAATTTTATTATTAACATCACAAGAATTAATAGCGAATGGATTATTCACAGTGACACATAACCCACCGAATAGCAGATTCAACATCTCAACTGCATCCTGTTGAGATGATGCATAGATAAGTATAGCTGTAGAGCATGAATGATTGAAATATCTCCCAATCGGCTCATCTCGTATATCTTTCTCATCAAAGAAGGATTCATAAACGTCAATGCCAGCTTTAGATTTAATATTAGACAATAAAGCCGTACCCTGCCCCGGGCCATAGAGATAAAGATCATCCTGTAACTTTAATTGTCCTTCAAACCTAACACACCCAAGATTGTATATATAAGGGTAAAGTTTCATTTGTGAGGTTATATAACAATCAAACATTTCACAGAGATTTGCCCTATGCACCTTTGATATTATACTATCAACGGATCTTTGCTCTGGGTTAAGCGATAAGAAATCGGCATCTATACAGTTGAAGGCTTCAGAACAAAAGTTTAATAACAACTGTTCAGCGCTATGAAGATCACTTACCCCTAAATTTTGCCCATAATTCCTTAACAGATCGCTAGCGCATTTTGCCACTTCCTCATCGTTGTATTCGAGCCAAAAAATTATATCTTTAGGTGGTTTACCTACTTGAATACAAGGTATCTCTTTATCATGTCTATAAAAAAAACACCTGCATAGTCTGTTTATCATCCCTCTCGCGAAAGCAATCTTCACTGAAACATCATCCTTTAATTTAACCATCGATGGTCACCCCATTAAATTTGAGTGTTACCTTAAGTTACAGCGTTTTCCTTCGAGTTTGCTAATTTACATTTTCTCACCAGTTTAAGGGAAACACCATCCAGTTTTCCTGTACAGCAAAACAAAACCGTTTATCCCCATAAATTACTGTTGCCCCTCTCACCAGAGCTTCAATCTCCCATCGTTCAGGGACGATACCTTCCTGAGCTAACTCGAAACGAATTTTTGCGATTCGATCCCTTTCGGGCTTCGTCATCCTGGCTGATGGCGCTTGCTCGCTGGTTTTGAGCGGCGCATTACGTCTTTGCTGCCGATTTTTGCGCGGTGCGCCAGCTTTTAACGCTCCGTTAAGCACCTTCACGACGTCCGGCTCATTCCAGCCGATAACCCCGCGCTCAATCAGATTTAACACCGCTGCGGCTTGCTCAGACGGTGTGGGGTTCATAACTGGATCGCCACCGCCGGTGAGCTTTCCACAGTTATTGACAGGACTCCGAGGCGCGGCAGAGCCGCTTTTTAAGGTCAAAGGCTCAACGGCCAAAACCTTTGGAACGATGCGCCATTCGGCTGTGCGGGTTACATGGACACGGTTAGCCCCGAGGTGTGGGGCATAAATCCCGACCACTCTCTCGATATCTTCCTCGTATTCGTTGACCTCATCCGTCACCTTTCTGGCGACCCTGACAGCCTGAGCATCACGCGGCATATTTGCCCCGCCTTGCGCGATGATATACAGGTCAAATTCACCTTCATCAGCAGCAGCCCGGACAGCCTCGACACGGTCGTCAAACTCGCTGGCAATACTCACACCGCGCGGCAGCTTGCGCAGTTCGCGGTAAGCGCCCATTGTCGGGAGGCCAATCGTTTTAAACTGAGGGATACGCCATGTAGACGCCCATGCGGTGACGGCGGCGGCTGTATCTTTCAGGGGCTTGCCGGTGTCGTGGTCGAGCTGGCCGTCGAGCGCGTAGCCGTCGATATTTTTGGCAATGTATTTAGCGATATAACCCGCCGCGCCGCCCTGATTAAGATGACGGGACTCAAAGCGCTGTTTTGCCGCGCCCTTTTCGTGTCCGTCCTCTTTGAGGGCATAACGACGCATGATTTCGTTGATGGCTTTACGCTGACCGGGTTTGCAAAACAGCAACATGTGCCAGTGTGGTGTGCCATCGTGATGAGGCTCGACAACGCGCATCCCGTAAACGTCTAAATCGTTATCTTTAAAAGCGGTGCGTATCAGGCTCCAGATTCGGCAGAGGTAGCGCTGGCCGTCTTTTGGCGTGAATGCGGTTTCGTTCCAGCCGTGATTGAGCTGTACCGTTTTGCTTTCACCTTTGCCGACCTGACGCGTCGGGTGATATTTCGAGGGTGTGGTCAGCGTGATAAACATGCCCACATCACCAACGCTGGCCGCGTATCGCTCAATTCCTGCGATGGTGTTCATCAGCTCCATGCGACGTATTTCAGGGTTAGAAATACTTCCCATAACTTTGCTGATGAGATCGATACGTTCGCCGGTGACTTTGTTTTCCAGCTCGCATGATTTCAGATATTCGAGATTAGCCAGGCGGCGAGCGTGAACATCGCGGATCGCCCTTTTGCTTGCGTAAGGTGAGCGGTCTTTGTTGACCTCTCCGGCAGCGATGAGCAGCGCCTCGCACCAGCGCATACGCTGCGCCTTGAACTGGTTAACCCACCATTCATCTTTAATCAGTCGTGAAATAGCGGAAAATGCCTGGCGGATCGTCATCTGACCCTTACGGTATTTTTTCCAGTGAATCGGGGTAAGGTTAAAAGCGCGCGCGACACCGGCCACCTGACCGTATAAATGCGCCTGCGCCTCATCGGTGAAAAGAGTCTCCCTTCCGCCGTGCGCATCCGCCCACGCGTCGCTTAATTCCTCGTATTTACTCCAGAGTTGTGAGGCAATTCTGGCCGCAAATTTCCTGAGCTCTTTGTCATTCATATCAGGTAAGCGCGCATACTGGTCGCGCTCTGACAAAAAGCCGATTGAGGCGGATTCATTCATCCCGCACAGCTCATTAACACGCTCAAGACGCGGCAGCAGCTTGCGCTCAAACGTGTTTTTGAGGAAATACAGCCCACCCAAAGGGCTCTTTGTGCGGCGGATGAAGTTATAACGCGAGGTAAAAAGCGTTTGCAGGAAAAACGGCAGGCGGTCAATCCGGTTTAAAACACCTTGCACCTGACGGAGTTCGGCACGTGTAAGGGGTCTGTCGCGGCCTATGGCCTCGCGGGATTTGTTCCACGGATAAGCACCGACGAAATTCTCACCGGTGCTTTTTGGTAGTGGGGGTGGTGGCGAGGGGGCAACGCGCCTCCGGTTCTCAGCGGCCATTGTCGGTGAATGCTTCCAGACATTTTTGACCTAACTGCTCGACCTGCTTTTCTAAGTCTGAAAATTGACGAGCCTCACCGGTTAGAATGTTGTGCAGCACCAGACCGGAAACGAGCTTGCTGATAGTTGGATAAAAGCCAACAGTATCGAGCCATTCTTTACCGGCATTTTTGCCAGATTTAGCGATTTTCATTTCCTGCAAAATAAACTGAAATTGGTCGCTAGTGATTACGAATTTATTATCAATGACAATATTAATGCTCATACAATCCCTTATTAATTTATCTCTGATTTAAAATAGAGTTGTGAATCTTTTCAGATTCCTGCCCCAACAGTTCGATAATTTCAGTCCGGTTCATATCAGACTTGCAGATGTGAGCTATCAGAGAATCAAGCGCCGACGCGAAACGGGTCGCGGTGACTAACTGCGCCTCGACTGTGGCCTGAGCTAGCAGAGCTTTGATGTTGCTTCGAGGTACTGATATTTGTTTATTCATTTACCTAACTCCAGACAAAAAGATGCCCCACGCATTCAAGCGCGTAAAAAGTTTTGCGAGTTAATTAATGCAAATATTGCTCAGGCTTAACTGAGGTTAAAATAGTTGGGGCATACTCAAACAAGCTGAATAATTCACGTAGCGCGCGGAATAATTGCTCCCGCCAATAACATGAATCTTCATTAACGCGCCAGTAAGGTTGATTGAATTCATTCTCAGTTAATCCCGCGTGAAGGAATAATGTGCGGCGCTGGCTCACTGTCAGAAAACTAATGTAAGCCGTTTCACTGGCTCCGACCTGACGACGTTTCGAAAACGCACCGCGCAGTTCGTCAATCGCACAGGCCAGACGCTCGCGATCTACATCGTTCATTTCTTCAAAACGCATAGTCGCGTGACGCTGTTTAAGCTGAGCGTGAAAACAGACCGTCAGGCGGTCGCGTTCCATCATCTGATTGTAAAAATCGCATGAGTCATGCCAGCGAGGTTCTGCCAGATGCTTACCGATTATTACGCGCAGAGCTGCAGGTTGTTTTTGAACTAAACCTAGAGTCATTACAGCCATTTTGACACCCCTCTGATTTTCATGATGCGCTTAACAACCACAACCAAAATGCCAGGCTTACGGGTGCGGATGATGATGCCTCGACGTCCCCGACCGTGGGTGATGGTGAAGATAATCGGGTTCGGGCTTTCGTTACGGAGCAACTGAGCGATGCAGCGTGGTTCTTTCATGGAATTCCCCCTTATGCCGGTTCGCCTAATCCTAACCACATCAACCAACCCTCACGTATTTCTTTTGGTCGGCTCTCATAGGCCATTTTCATCCCGTTATTCCACGCGGGTAAGTACACCCAATACTCTCCAGCTCTACCTGAAGTAGACTTTGGATCAGTCATTTCGATGATTGGCAATTTACCTTTCTCAATCATCCCCCTCACTGCTGCAGGTGTTTTACCAATAAGTTTTGCGAACTCATGGTAGGGGACTGCGTCACTAGTACTGACAATCTGTTTAGTCATCTGATAACCTTTCATCTAGATCTACCCAATGGGTTTCAATGTTCTCTAATGTACTGCAGTTCAAGTTAGAGAAATATGAAACATAATAGAGAATGTCGTGATTATTAGAGGATCTCGATAACATGTCAACAGCAATCAATGTGAAGCTGGCTCTCATGCGCGAGTCAGAGAGGCTAAACCGTAAGCAATTCGCTGAAATTACAGGAGTTCCTTACAGCTCTTTAACCTATTACGAAAGTGGAAGAACCGTTCCGCCAACAGATATCACCATGAAAATTCTGCAACACCCCCGCTTCTGTAAGTACGCCCTTTGGTTTATGACAGAACAAATAGCACCTGAATCCGGGCAGATTGCACCGGCGCTCGCACACTTTGGGCAAGAGTTAACAGACTCGCAGCACTCAGACCAAAAGATTGGCTAACGATTTACCAAAGTTACTTTTATGAAAAATGTTTGTTATTGGCAGAGAAATACGCATCGAGCCATTACAAACCACGAAATCAAAGAGTTAAAAAGCCATTCGGAGGGTTTTCTTATGACAATTAAGAAGCTCGATGATGGTCGATATGAAGTGGACATCAGACCTGCCGGGCGCAACGGAAAGCGCATCCGCAGGAAGTTCGACAAGAAAAGCGAGGCCATCGCTTTTGAAAAGCATACCCAATACAACCACCACAACAAAGATTGGTTAGCGAAACCGACAGATAAGCGGCATCTATCCGAGTTAACTAAAATCTGGTGGGAGTTGAAGGGTAAACATGAGGATCACGGTAAATCTAATCTTGGGAAAATTGAGATTTTCACAAAGATAACCGATGACCCTTGTGCGTTCCAGATTACTAAATCTGTGATAAGTCAGTACACCGCAGCACGTAGGTCACAAGGCGTTAAGCCATCCAGTATTAACCGTGACTTAACTTGTCTTAGCGGAATGTTTACCGCCCTCATAGATGCAGAGTTGTTTTTCGGTGAACACCCGTTCCGGGGAATGAAAAGGCTAAAAGAAGATAAACCGGAAACGGGGTATCTTACTCAGGATGAGATTGCCCTTCTGCTATCGAAACTGGATGGTGACAACAAGAAAATTGCGATTCTATGCCTCAGCACAGGGGCAAGATGGAGCGAAGCGGCGCGGCTCAAAGCGGAAAATGTTATTCACAACCGCTGCACGTTTGTCAAAACCAAAACAAACAAGCCACGCACCGTCCCCATATCGGAAGAAGTTGCCGAGTTAGTTGCAGGAAACAAGCGAGGTTTTCTTTTTCCGGATGCTAATTACCCGGCTTTCAGGCGGCTAATGAAGGAGTTAAAACCGGATTTACCTGCGGGTCAGGCAACACACGCATTGCGGCATAGTTTCGCTACGCACTTTATGATTAATGGCGGGAGTATTATCACATTGCAAAGGATTCTCGGTCATTCGCGCATTGAGCAAACCATGGTCTATGCGCACTTTGCACCTGAGTATCTACAGGATGCGATTACGCTGAACCCGTTACGAGGTGGTGTGAACACAGATAGTGTCCACACTGTGTCCACACTGTAGTGATTTATAGTGGCTTTCAGTGGGTTTGTGTGCCGCTCAAACCCGCATTGCACCGCTGAAAGCTACTACTGTAAGGGGGATAAATCTCCCTTACGCGGGCTTATTTTTTGCCTTCTCTCTCCTCAACCCAGGCAATCAGTTCGTCGATTTGCCCCTCAGAGAAGACGGCTATCCCATGCTCTGCGAGCAACGATGCAGCAACACCCCTCCCCGCTTTATGGATCCCGCGAAAAGATCCGTCATAAATAAACTGACTGCCGCACGTTGGGCTGCCATCGGTTAATAGTGCTGCGCTACACCCCGACTCCTGAGCAGCGCGTAGCGCGAGCCAGGCTGCAAGCTGATACTGCTCAGTCACATCCTGACCTGTATTTTCACTAATTCTGGCTTGCCCGCGCATTACGTCTTTGCCATCAGCGGACATAATCTCTGCCGGAGGACGAGGTACAGGCAGCCCGGCCGCAAGTTCAGGGCAGTGGATAACCAGACGCTGTTCCTGCTGCCAGCGCTTGAGCTGCTCGTTCATTCGCGCTTTTTCACTTCCGTTATAACGAACCTTAAAGCCCATCAGGCAAGCGCTTACCAAAATTTTATTCATCATCACTTTCCTGTGATTACATTAACGTCATCGCTGAAGTGTAACGCGCTTTCGTGCCTATTTTGTTCCTTTCATCCTGTTCTTACCCGCTTTTTTCCTCTCTGCTATACACTCTTACTAACGCTAAAAAAGGGAGCAGCGCGGATGGCAACCTATTCAGACAGTTTATTGATTCTCAATGGCAAAAGCGCAGG